TACTGAAGAAAAAGCGGAAACACTGAAAAGCTGAAACACTGAAAATTCCGATCCTTAAAACCTACAAACTTAAAACTTAAAACTCCAACCCTATGCATCCAAACATCTCCCTCACAAACTTCCGCACCCGCATCGTGCGGTTCACTCCGGTCGTAGACACCGCAGCCTATGCCGCCGGTGATGTCCTCTTCGACACCACCGCCGTCACCCTGAGCGACAACACCACGGCCGGCGCCCGCGGCACCATCCTCACGGCCAGCATCATCGACCGCGACGACGAAGCCTCGCAGACCATCACGCTCTACTTCTTGCGCAGCAACGTCAGCCTCGGAACGATCAACTTGGCGCCAAGTATCTCGGACGACAACGCCACCGAGATCATCGGCACCTGCACCGTCACCACCGGCACGGACTTGGGCGGCTGCCGCTACGGCGAGACGAGCGGCCTCGTGCTGCCATTCGAGCTGCCCGCGCAGACCCTCTTCGTCGCCGCCACGACCGGCGGAACGCCGACCTTCACCAGCGCCAGCGACATCCGCGTGCGCCTGAGCCTCCAGCTCGAAAGCCCCGTCTAATACCAATGCCCGCGCCCTTCGCCAGAAGCCTTGTCATGGACAGCGACGCCGCCGCCTACTGCGCTCGCAGTGGAGCGACCGACCGCGCTGCCATCAATGCTTTCGTGCGCGGAGTCAAATCCCTCGGCCTTTGGCAAAACATGGTGTGTTGGCCCCTACGCAGCAGCCAAAACGCAGGCTTCGGAGATACGGTGCATAGCCTCGGCGGGCTGGGCACGTTCAACGGCACGCGGGTCAATGCGCCAGCGTGGGGTGCGGATGGTGTCACGTTTGTCAACGTTTCGTCGCAATACATCACCACAAATTCGTCTATCAATCTAAGCACAGCCGACACGCTAATAGCGGCGGTGGCCAAATTTACTGACTCAGGGATTAGAGACTTGGTTGGAACCGGCACGGTTGGTGGGTCAACCGGATTTCTTTTGGCGCAAGGAAGCGCGACATCTTTGGCGGCTCAAGCCCAAGGCACAGTTACGTTTTTCCCGTCGATAAACCATGGCTCAACGCAAGGCAGCTTTGAAGCATACGCGGCGCTTAACTCAAACTCTGGGACAACGGTGACGGTTTCGTTTGGCGCATCAACCAATTCGAGCACCCAGCCAACGCACGTTGTTAATTCTGGGAACCATCCATTTATTATAGGGCATTCTTCTCTGGTAGCAAGCGGATCTCGATACATGCAGGGTGATGTGGCCTTGGCCCTGCTAATAAGAGGCGCTCAAGCAACTATGGCGAATTGGGGCAGTCTTACAACCCTCTACAAGTCCACCCTCGGCACCCGCCTCGGACTCCCATGAGCAACTTCGAGCAAATCGAACGCATCATCGCCGTGCCAGCCAGCGCCGTGAGCACGATGTTCCCCGACCTGCTCGCGCAATACGGCGAGGAATTATCCTACGGCAGCGGCACCACGCGCACTATCGGCGCGTTCTGGAACGACGCAGCCAAAACTTCCATCTACGCCGCCAGCATCGAGCGCGGCAACATCGCGCCGCAACCGCTGACAGACGGACGGCTCGCCTTCCGGTGCTTGTGGCAAGCCGACCTCGCCGCTGCGTTTGACGCGGGCGAGATCGACGGCGTCGAACAACTGACGGAAGCCCAACTCTCAACCCTCATCCCTCAACCCTCAACTGCCTTATGACTTACTGGCATCACCATTTTTCAACCACCGAGAAAGGAGTCATCGGAACCGTGACCTCTATCGGCTCATCCGTATTCAGCATGCTCCCTCACCTCGAAACCACGCTCCGCATCGGCGGACTTATCATCGGTATTTTGGTCGGCGTAGCAACGCTCATAAGCGTGCTGCACGACATCGCAAAGAAAAGGAAGGAAATGAACAGATGAAAAACTGGAAAACAAACGTCCTCGGAGGACTGACTATTATCGTGGCTGTCTCGACGGCTGCGAAAAACTTCTTGGCTACCGGAGCAGTGCCGGACATTGCCGCACTCACCACGGCTGTCCTCGCCGGTTGGGGATTGGTCATGGCCAAGGACAACAACGCACGTCTCTGACTCTACAATGCCGCGCCGCGCCCCAAAGCTCATTGCACTTGCGATCCTCGCGCTCGCTTGGGCTGCTCTTGTGGCTGGATGCGTTAGCGTCCCTGTCCCTCCGAGCGACATGGGAAGCGCCAAGCGCGGCGAGCTGGGCACGCTCATCCTCAAGCTGACCGCCGAGTATAAGCCGAATTGGCAAGGCACGGTTCAAGCCGCCCTGCGCCATTGGGCGCAACCGGACGGCAAAACGGTGAAGGAGCCGCAGCGATAAATGTGGAACTGGATAAAGAGACTGTTTGGACGCAAATCCGAGACTGGCCAAGCGCCAGCCTCGCCGAGCTTGCCATCCGTATCCACAACCGTCTCCACGCCATCCGCGAGCAGGAAGACCTACGACGAGAGGCACGTCTTCACACCCAACAAGCAAGCCAACCGTATCAGACCGGAAGCGATTGTCCTGCACCACAGCGACGGAAGCTATCTTGGTGGATGCGAATGGATAGCCGATCCGATTAGTCGCGTGAGTTACCATGTGCTCATTGCCCGCGATGGCCGCCGCACCGTGTTTGCCAACGATACCGACCGCGCATGGCACGCCGGTGTCAGCTCATGGAACGGCCGCAAAGACCTCAATAGCTGGTCGCTCGGAGTGTCGTGGGAAGGCAACACCTACGACAAGCCGCTCGGCGAGGACGCCATGGCAAGCGCCATCGAATACTTGGCGCCGCGCATGAAGAAGTGGGGCATTCCGATCAACATGGTTGTCACACATCAACAGGTCGCACCGACTCGCAAAACAGACATCAGCGCGGCAGACGCCGCACGCTTCAAAAGCAGACTGAAAGCAGCACTTAACTAATGGCATTAGAGAGTCCAGTCCAACGCGACGGCGACGCCGGATTCCTCGGCTTCGCCAGCCGCTTGAACCCGCTGACGCTTCCCGCAGGCATGCTGCAAGATAGCGTGAACATGCGCCTTGATCGCGGCGTGGCACAGACCCGCAGGGGCGCCAAGCGCCTCGCCGACGCCATCAGCACGGCGGACGAACCGCTCACGCTTTCATTCAACTTGGCGGCCGACAAGGCAATCACCTCGATCACCTTCAGCAGCACGACCGCCACCGTGACCACGGCCGCCGCCCACGGCTACACCAACGGCCAGACGGTGAACATTCGCGGAGCCACCGGAGCAGACGCCACAAAATACAACGGCGACTTCGCCATCGCGGGCGCCAGCGGCAGCACCTTCACCTACACCATGACCGGCACCCCGGCAGCCAACGCCACCGGCACGCTGCGGGCCAACGCAGGGCCGATTGTCAAAACAACCTACGGCGGCGGGATCTTCGGCGCCGGAGTCTTCGCCTCCCGCAACTACGACAACGCCAACGAATACGTTGTCATGGCCGGACCCAGCAGCGCCTTCCTCTGGCGCAACACCTCGCCCACCGACACCGTGGTCACAGTCGGCTATCCCAGCTCGCCGGATGAAACGATTGATCCGCAGGACACCGTCTCGGTCGTCCAAGCCTACGACCGGCTTTACATCCTGCGCGAAGCCCCGATTGACCCAACCACGACTTTCAAGCAGCAGTTCACCAACGCCAGCGGCATCACCGTTTCTGGCACCACGGCCACGGTCAACGTCAACACGCACGGACTGAGCGCCGGTCAACGCGTGCGCATCGAAGGCAGCACAGTCGCCGCGTTCGACGGCCATGAGTTTGACATCCTCGGCGGCGCTGACGCTCCCACGACCAACACTTTTAAGGTCACTGTCCCAAGCGGGACCGCCAACGCCGCCGTGGCCAACATCAAGGTCAGGCGCGTCAAGCCGCCGATCTACTGGACCGGCAGCGGCAGCTTCGTCCGCGCTGCGGGCGGTGTGCCCGCCGAAGGTCCGACCTACAAGCGTATGCGCTCGGTTGGCTGGGCCAGCTACATCCAGAACCGCCTCATCATCCCTGACGGACGCGACCAAGTTGCCATCTCCGACTACCTCGACGCGGATCTCTATGACCCATTCTGGCAGTCCTTCCGCACAGGCGCCGGTGGTGGAGACTTTGTCGTGGCCGTGCATCCATGGGTTGATGGCAGCGCACTGGTCTTCTGCCGCAAAAGCATCTGGCTCGCCACCCTGGCGCAATTCCCATCGACCAATGGCAGCGACTTCGCCATCGACACCGCCGTCGCCAAACTGGAACTCGTCACCGACGAGATCGGGTGCAGCGCCCGCAACAGCATCGTTACGGCCGGTCGCTTTGTTTTCTTCCTCTCGGATGCAGGCGTCTACCGCCTCGACACCCAGCTCGACCTTAAACTGCGCGGCGACACCAAGCCGCTCAGTGATCCGGTCGCCGACCTCTTTGAGCGCATCGACCAGAGCAAGGTGCAACGCGCCTTCGGCATTTGGCACTCCAACCGCTACATCCTCGCCGTCCCGACGCTGGATTCGCCGGATGACACCAACGATCTCGTCGTCACTTGGTCAGCCCTCAACGATCAGTGGGAGAGCCGCGACATTTATGGCATCGGCGTGGACGCCCTCGTCGTCGGCACCTACAGCAACGTCCGCCGCATCTTCAACGTCCGCCGCACCGGCAAGCTCTATCTCCTCGACGAGAACAACAACGGCAAAGACGACGAGCCAAGCGGGAGCCTGCAAGCCCAAGTCACCGGCACCATCAAGACCCGCCGCTACAACATGGGAAGCATGAGCAGCAAACGCTACGTCCGCAGCCTTGCCGATGTGGTCTTGCCGGACGACGGCAGCATCGTGGTCAAAGCCAACCTCATCAACCCCGACGCCACGATCACGCTGGTGCCGGGGCAGACCAACACGTCCGGCCTTGCCGAAGACTACACGCTCAAGCAGCCCATCCGCGCCAAAGCCCACGCCGCAGAGTTGATCTTCGAGACCACCGCCGAACGCCCCGAGATCCGCAACGTG